AGATCCCGGAACAACATACGTTGAGCTCCTCGCTGCAACTCCCAGGCTGGTTACGCCTACAAGTAATGTTGAGGTGTTTCCATACCAAGAGTTTGTGTCGAAGAATTTGTTTGAGCTTCCAGACGTACATCCGGCACCAATGGATATGAACAGGGCCCTCAGAAAGCCTTTGGCCATTTCCAGTGGAGATTCTCGTCCTATTCCCCCAGATTTGTTAGACAAGGCGATCGAGGATTATGTCAGCGTCCTACCCAAGCTAGCTCCTCTCATTGAGAAAGCAGTCGAGGAAGGGCGCTTGGCATCTACGCCTCTTACGCTCACTCAAGCAATGAATGGTATCGAAGGCAACGAGTTTTTCTCTAGCATAGATGTTTCGAAGAGCGCTGGTCTTCCATATCTCCACAAGTTCGAGAACTTAGTGAGGGGAGAGCCCGGCAGCTGGACTCTCATTCCCGAATGTCAGATAGTATTCCAGAAATGTATGCTAAAATGGCAGCGGGGAGAGCACTCTGGTATGCCAGCAAATGCCTGCTTGAAGTCTGAAGTTCTGCCCTCCGAAAAAGAGGTTGCTAGGATCTTCTATTCTATCAATAAGCATGTGCATCTGGGCACTCTCATGTACATAGGTCCTGCGGTAGCAGTAATGAACATGTTTCCCGCACACTTCGAGACGGCCATTGGAGAAGATTGTACCTCACCCAAATGGCATACCAGAGTTTCTGAGATGTTTGAGAGTGACGAACATTGGGAAAAACGTTGGCAGGAGGACAAGATGTACGATTATGTCGAACCTGGTCCCCCAGCCGAAGTTGAACTGGACTCAGTAGCTACTGATTTCAGTAGTTACGACGCTTCATACCCCAATGATCTTCGCTCAGCAGGCTCTCGTGTGATTCTCAAAATCCTAGAGGCTCTCGGATACTCACGCCAAGATCTCAGGACAGCTGAGGCTATCCTGGGAGAAGTCTGTCAAGTACTCGTCAATTGGGGCGGCGCGATTACCTATGGAAATCATTTGATGCCTTCTGGCACATTAATAACTGCCCACCTAAACGGTATTGGCGGCAGTCTCGGTTTCCGCGCTTGTCTGTTTGATTCTTGGAAAGACTGTCCAACCGGTGATTTCAGAAGATATGTTTATCTCATGAACCTTGGTGACGATAATACCAATCGCACAAGGAAGGAGGTCCGCAAATACTTGTCCCCAGAGAAGATTATCTCTTTCTTTGAGAAGTACGGAATGCAAATGACCGCAGCCATCAAAGATAGCGATCTTTCCTTTTCATCACCAGCCGATGCAGTGTTTTTGAAACGCAGGTTCTGGTACAACGAAGATATTGGACATGGTGTCCACGTCCTAGACCCCGACTCCCTCTTAAAACCTCTTGCCTATTGGCAACCTGGGAAATGTGGGAGGAAGGACCAGATCCGTTCTATTCTGATGAACTTCATGAATGAGGCGTTTTATTACGGACGCGAGAACTATGAAAAGTGTCTGGAAAGAATCTCCCTGCTACTACGTGAGTGTCTGAACATCGAACATGATGACGACATTCTACGCACATACGACGAGAGAATCACTGTGCACAAGAAACGTACTGAGAACGTAATGTATCCCAAGACTTTCCGTATGCCAACTACCCCGCCGTACACCTTCCCTTTCAAGGATATCAATTCCGAATCCAGAGAGGGGGAGGAAGATATGGACACTGGAGTCACTGAGAGCGGCATCACCGCTTTTGCAGAACCTCCAGAGGTTGAGACGAATCCTATTCCCATCACAGATCCAACAATCTACTTTGGCGATGATCCTCGCACCTCAATGGGGTCATTCTTGACACGTTGGTACGACATCGGTTCTATCAGCATTCCTGTAGGTGGATATCCTGGGGCAGAAATTAATCCCTGGGCTCTCTTGATGACTAATGACACTTTCTCCAAGAAGGTCGCGTCAATCGGATCATTCCACGCAGATGCTGAGGTCAAGTTTGTTATCTCGAGTTCTCAGGCGCACTTTGGTCTACTCATTGCCAGCTGTTGGTCCGGCTACAATTGGACCGGTACTGGATTTGCTACGATGCATCCACTACATCAAGCAATGAGAATGTCGATGCTTCCTCATGTAAAGATTCCATTTGGAAACGATAAGGAAGTTGTCTTGAAGTGCACGATGTTGCATCATGACCCCAAGATGCTAACTACCGAGATGACTCCCATCAACAAGTTGGGAACTGTGTTTGTCAGGACCCTTTGTCCTTTGCGACACGCTCTTGGTGATACAGTCGCTGTTCGAATAAGAGTCTACGCGCGCCTTCACAACCCCGTCTTTACGGGTGCAGTG